GCCAGAATTTCATGTAGAAATGACAACTGCGCCATGGATTGATAGAATATGTGAATATATTAAAGATTCTGAAAAAGGACCGATTTATATAGGTAACTCAATTGCACATCCAGGCAGGTTAATGAAAGATCTTAAAAAAGCAATTTTCTCGATTGAGGGAGATTGGAAAAGATATGATTCAACATTATATATAGAGATGATAACGATATGTGTAGGCATTTTAAGATTATATTATGATAATGGAGTTAGAGGAGACTGTCATTTTATTGCTTTATATGATTCAGTTGCAATTAAAGATTATTATATGGCTGGAGGTCATATATATAGATTATATCATGGTCTTCCATCAGGAATTAAAGCGACTTCACTCTTAGGATCAATTATTAATTTATTCTCTTTATGTTATTGCACTAGAAAATTTAATCTTAAAAAGTTCTCATACGTCGTCGGCGGTGATGACTTTCTAGTTTTAATTAATAAATTGGATTTTAAAGAACGCAACAAAATTAAAAAAGAAATGTCTGAGAGAGCTGATGATCTCGGAATGACATTCAAATTTTTAAAAATAAAGAATGCAGGTATAGGTAAAAACATTAAATTTTTCCCAAATTTTTTTAAATATACAATAATTAATAATTCTGCTATTACAAAGCCTGAAGTGATATACGAAAGGATGTTACTTCCGTGGAATAAAAAGTATAAAAATACTTTTGAGTTAATAGAATTCTTATTTAATTTGCTATATTCATTAGGTAAACCGATGTCGCAATGTCTAATAATTTACATTTATATATGTAGCGTTTACAATTCTTTATATGCACATTTGATTAAAAAGAGAATAATTGAAAAAATGACACCAACATTCGTTTATCAATTTCATGACGCCGCATATAATAAGCAAAAATTTAGAGGGCAAATGCAAGTTAACATTGAAAGAAGAAAGAATAAGTATTTGTATTTTATTAAAATGTTTATTAAGAAAGATTTGAAAATTAATGATTTTATTGATTCAGACATTTGTGAAATTTTTAATTATAAATTTTTTAAATAATGTGTTATTAATTGACAATATAATATAGTTAAGCAGAAAGATATTATTATATATTAATTGTAGGAAGATTATAGAAGTGTCGGCGCGGCTGAAAATGCTAGCGCTGTTTTATAGTAGAAATGGTTATGCCTTGTATCTTTTTTCGTTTGATACAAGGCATATTCATATTCCTCTCAGGAG